GCATATAGATGCGTTTAAGATTACATTAAGTTATTTTGGGGTAAATGATGAGTAACTCAATTTTTGATTTAGAACAAGAGATGCTACAATTTGCAAATGTTACTGACGACATTGAGAGAGTAACCAAGTATTTTATAGACGATTCTAAGTGGGAGTCTATGCACCCTGAACTGGCTGATGCCATTATGAACAAGTATTTTGCCATAAAGGAATTGTACGAAATTAAATTTGATAATATGTGGGACACATTCGAAACAGTGTGTAAAGAGTATCATATTGCTCATAAATTGGCAGGGCTTGAGCGAGACGAAGAGCTACAACGCTTGTTTGACGAGGAATAAAAATGCACGACGCACTTATGGAACATTGGAAGATTCCTGATACTTGTCCAAACTGTGGAGAATATCTAATTGGAGATGGGTATAGTAACGGAGATCCTGTACGATGCCCCGAAGCCTTAGAGGAGGACTGGTGGTACAGCGAACCAGACAGCGGACCGTGGTATTGCCACTACGATCCTGATGAGTAATTATGACAGATAATGTAAACAAACCGCCACACTATACTGCACATCCAAGCGGTGTAGAGTGCATACAAATAACAGAGCACATGAACTTCTGCCTGGGAAATGCTCTCAAGTATATCTGGAGAGCTGGACTCAAACAGAATGAAGTTGAAGATTTAAAAAAGGCAGTATGGTATCTAAACAGAGAAATCGAAAGGATAGAGAATGGTAAAGAAGAAAGACTACGAGAACCTGTCGCCCGAAAACATACAGAAAGTAATAAACCTTTTGAATCCGAGCGACGGCTCCAAACCTATAACCAAAAAAGACGCTTGTTCGATATTGAACATTTCGTACAATACGGCGAGACTCTCTAGTATTATTGATGAATACCACGGACAGAAAGAGTATGTACAATTACGAAAATCTCAAAATCGCGGCAAGCCCGCATCCTCTATGGAAATTTCGGAGGCAATTCGAGATTACTTATCAGGGGATACAGTTTCAACCATCGCCAAGTCTTTATATCGTTCCCCAGGTTTTGTCAAGTCCATTATTGAACGTGTTGGAGTTCCCTCTCGACCGACTTCAAAAGAAGAACGAAGAGAAGTAGGGTATCTACCAGAAGAGTGTGTAGCAGAAGAATTTGCGCCAGGTGAAATTGTATGGTCTGCTCGGCATCACGCCCCTGCAGAGATTCGCTACGAGCTTTCAGTAGCTTACCAAGCGGAAAAAGCAGGGTTTGAAGATACAAATTATGAAAAGAAGTATGGAACCAAATGTTATAATATTTGGGTGAGAGAACCTTTTGATGGTGATAAAGAGTTCTGGATCTCAGGTATTGACAGCGGAGGATTTTATGCATCTGCTCTTGCTTATGATTTAGGCTCATTAAAGCATTTAGAAAAACATGGAGTTGACTTAAGTCGAATTTAATTATGTATACTATATTAAGAAACGATGTCTGTAAAACACATCCTAACCATAAAAGAGTCTATCTTATAGGGGCAACTAATCCTTACTGCGACCAGAATATACCGGAAGATCCAATGGTATATACAAAAATAGGATTAAGTCAAAACCCTATAGAAAGACTGCCTCAATTAGAAAGCTCTTATATTAAAAGGAAAGAAGTAAAATTTGAAAATTCTACAATGATGTGGAAACCTCAAAATTTTACTTTGATGGGGTACACTAATCCTATACCATTCGCAGCCTCGGTAGAAACAATGGCTCAAAAAATGTTGGTAGACTTATATAAAGATATAGAAGCTTTAGATATTAGTATAAAAGGTCTTAAAGACTGGTTTAGGCCTACTAATACTTATCATGCTGCTTTTTGTATATTTGAAGCAATAAAACAGTGTTACGAAGATTCTGGACTTAAAAAAGTACCTACTATAAAATGGACTATTCCTACAAAATTTCCTCACGCAGGCAATTCTATTATTACTATAAAAGATGAGTATTTGCATTATTTGAACAACTTTAAAAAAAGAAATATTGATTTAACTTATTTTATGTATAATTCTTCGCATGAAGGACCTTGGGACTGGTTTTCTTTTAATGCTTGGCTAAAACAAAAAAATATTAGTATGGAAACAAGGAGGAGATATTTAGACGGGGTAACAAGATTTCAACTGGCAGTTGAAAACTCTCCACGAGTTAAAAAACATTATTTTTATTTTGAAGATAGCATAGCACAAGAGGGTGTTAGAATATACAACGAAGAATTTTTAAATGATACTGAATTTCTAAGGCAGTATGAAATTCTTTCAATTCCTATGACCGTTAACTAAAAATAATTCTTGACAACTTCCTTATATTGAAGTATAATATATTTTCAAAATTGAGGAAAGCTATGTCTGACCGATTTTATATACAACAACTTAATCGTCTGGGCGTTTGCCCAGGCTCCACTAACAAAAAGAGGAAAAGAAGAATGGCATGGGACGACGATAAGAAAGCTCAAGCGGTAGCAATGTACGAAGAGCAAGATCCTACTCCAGAAACTAGCATGGAGATCGTCAAAGCAATCGCAGAGGAACTCGAAGAGTCTCCTAACGGCGTTCGTATGATTTTGACCAAGGCGGGTGTTTATGTAAAAAAGACTCCCGCTACTGGTGGTCGCACCTCGGCGAACGGTACTAGTGGCGGCAGTCGCGTATCAAAGCAAGCGGCACAAGACGCTCTGGTTGCAGCACTGAGTGATGCTGGTCAAGAAGTTGACGAAGATGTTATTTCAAAGCTGACTGGCAAAGCAGCTCAATACTTTGCTGGTGTTATCGGTAACGTAGCCGCTAACTAAATAGATTTACTTTATAACCACTTCCTTTCGGGGAAGTGGTTTTCTGCTATCTAAAGAAAGAACCTTTGAGTTCAGCAATGTAAAAAATTTTACTGACCTGCTACCAAAGGAGTATTTGTGAAAAAAGAAGAACTAGCAGACATTGTAAATGAGTATGGTGACGCAATTATTACTTATAGGAGTGAGAACTCAAACAAACTAAAGTATAATGTATGTACCCTGGATTTTTCCACACCATACATAAAAGAGAAGAAAAATAGAGCTAAAGAGTCTAACGAAACACTTTTATTATTTTGTTGGGACACAGACTCTTATCGCCTATTAAAACCTGCCAATGTTACTAGTGTAGTACCATTGTCCTCAGTTTTACAGAATGAGGGATAGGTATGCAACTACATGAGGCACCCGAACTCTATGAAAGAGTTATACACTATGACGAAGAAAAAGAAGTACAAGTTCGTCTTATAATTAGTACATTTCGAGGAGTAGAATATCTACACCTAAGAAAGTACTATATGGATTTTAATGAAGAATGGAAGCCTACTCCTGAAGGAGTCGCTATGCCTCTTGATTTTAATAACTCCAGGGAATTATTTGTAGGGTTAACAGAAATACTTTCCTTAGCAGAAAGTAAAGAAATTATTGAAGAACAGTTTCAAGACCTTTTAAATAACCTGTACTTAAAATAGTTCTTGACATTATCTTAAAACTTTAGTATAATATCTTTTCAATTTTGGGAGATACTATGCGTGAATTCCTTGAAAAAGCGAGTCTAGCTTACTACTCTGGCTTTCCGATTATTTCGGACGAAGAGTTTGATAGTCTTGCTGCAAAGTATTCATACACAGATGTAGGCCATACCATCACTGATGGTGTTCCTCATATGTATCGTATGTACTCTTTGCAAAAGTTTTTCAACCTTAATGATGCCCCTACTGGGGACTATCTTATTACTCCAAAGTTGGATGGAGCCGCCGTTTCTTTGCTTTATGTAAATAAGCAGTTGGCTCTAGCTTTGACACGAGGGGACGGTAATATCGGCCGAGATATTACTGACAAACTTGCTATGTTAGTTCCTAAGACTATTTCCCTTCGAGGAGAAGTCTTTATTACTGGCGAAGTGGTTTGCCCTTCGACTGTTCCCAATGCTCGTAATGTGGCATCGGGGTCGTTAAACCTCAAAGACCCACAAGAGTTCGCAGCTCGCGCTGAGAATCTTGTCTTTGTTGCTTACGACATCCAAAAGGGCGGTCTTGACTATGACTCGTATTCAACCGCATTAAAAGCGTTGGCCGATCAGGGATTCAATGCTGTTAATACCTTCGACGCTACTAACTATCCCCAAGATGGCTTAGTATATCGTATTAATGACGTAAGAGCCTTTAATAAGATGGGATATAC